GAATAGTATAGATTTATTTTTTGCTACACCAAAAGATTATAGAAAGTTTACACTAGATAACTTGTCTGTATATAAGAAACAACTTAAAAAAGTTGCATTTAGTATACAGAAGTTTTTGTCTATCAGCGATGATAAACATGAGTTAGCTTCTTTAGTATATCCAAACTATGATTCATGGAATTGGAATTACAAATTAAAACAAGAAGCAAAAAAAATATGGAGTTAGATTATATGAAAGATATTGATGAAATGGCAGAGTTAATTAAAGAAAAAGAAAAAGAACTTCTTGCAATGAAAAAAGAATATAGAGAACGTAGGTCAGAAGGTTTACGTAACGCTTTAGAACAACGTAAGGAAGCAGAAAAATTAGTGCGTGAAGAAATGAAAGCTCTAGGATATGGGTATAATTCTACTACAGACTATCCTTTTAAATTTTATTTTTAATGTCAGCGTATAGTGCTACCCAAATAGCACGTAAAAATGGGTATAGGAGTGGCTTGGAAGATATTGTTGCTACATATCTTAAAGAACATAAGGTAAAATTTTTATATGAAAAGATTAAGATAGAGTGGGAAGACCTTTCATACCGAACCTATACCCCTGATTTTGTATTAAACAATGGTATAATAATAGAAACAAAAGGTAGATTTTTAGCAGCAGATAGAAGAAAACATATTGCAATTAAGAAACAACATCCTGAACTAGATATAAGATTTATATTTACAAACAGTAAAACTAAACTAAGAAAGGGTGCTAAATCTTCTTACGCAGAATGGTGTATAAAATATAATTTTAGATATAATGATAGGATTATACCTGAAGATTGGTTAAAAGAAAAAGGTAAAATTTTTTATCCACTTTTTATTAAGTTTAAAAATCCTAAGATTACAAGGAAAGCTAATGGGAAAAAACGAACATATAGAAAAAAGTGATGTACTGATACGCATTAGACCTGAGATAGATGGTAGTGAATGGACAGGGCAAGTTGAGTTATTTGCAATCATATCATCTGATACTTTACTAAATGATAAATCAGTTTATGACTTAGAATATTTTGTTGAGTTAATTCTTGCTTCTATTCCAGCAATGAATAAAGACCCTTATATTTATAATGTGTTAAAGTCATATGCTGACAAAAAGATGGGTAAAGAACAAAACAATTCTAACGTAATAAAATTAAACTTTAATAGTGAAACAGAAGGGAGTGCTTAGTATGGCAACGATGAAAGAAATAATAGACTTTGAAACAGATTCTGTAAGAGAAAAAGATATGGTCAATCATCCCCCTCATTACAATGAAGCACCTATAGAATGTATAGATGCTATTAAAGCTGCGTTAGGAGATGGATACAAATATTATATACAAGGTAACATAATTAAATATATGTGGAGGTATGAAAAGAAGAATGGTATAGAAGATTTAGAAAAAGCACAATGGTATTTGGAGTCTCTAATCAAATGGTTAAGGGCAAGATGAAACGAATAAAGGTAAGCATAATCGTACAGATTGATGATGATGAATATATTATGCCAAGCGATGGTGACATTGCCCAGGAATTTGAAGATAACCTAAGAGATTTTATTTATGAAATTGAGGGTGTTAAACTAAAAACAATAAAAGTAATATCGGAGGAAAAATGAAACAACTACCAACAGACTATCAAAACTTTATAGCTTTATCTAGATATGCTAGATGGAAAGATGATAAGCAAAGAAGAGAAACATGGGAAGAAACAGTCAATAGATATATGGAATATATGGACACCCATTTAAAGAATAACTTTAGTTTTGAAATGGGGCAAAAGTTAGAAGAAGAAATAAGAGAAGCTATACTATCACTTAATGTTATGCCATCCATGAGGGCATTGATGACAGCAGGTGTAGCACTTGATAGATGTAACGTAGCAGGGTATAACTGTAGTTACATACCTATAGATAATGTTAGAGCATTTGATGAGACTATGTATATCCTAATGTGTGGTACGGGTGTTGGTTTCTCTGTAGAAAGAGAGAATGTAAATCAGTTGCCAACGATAAACGAACACTTTGAAGATAGTATAACTGTTATTAAAGTTGCTGATTCAAGGTCAGGTTGGGCAAGAGCATTACGTGAATTATTAGCTATGCTTTATGTAGGTCAGATACCAAAGTTTGATGTGAGTGAAGTTAGACCTGCAGGTGCTAAGTTAAAAACATTTGGTGGTAGAGCATCAGGTCCTGAACCCCTTGTTGACTTATATAATTTCTGTGTTGCTACATTTAAGAAAGCAGTTGGTAGAAAACTCTATCCTATTGAGTGTCACGATATTATGTGTAAGATAGGTGAGGTTGTAGTTTCTGGTGGTGTTAGACGTTCAGCACTTATTAGTTTATCTAATTTAAATGATGACCAAATGAGACACGCTAAATCAGGTGAATGGTGGAAATATAATAAACAGAGAGCATTAGCTAATAACTCTGTAGTATATAAAACAAAACCTGACATGGGTACGTTTATGAGAGAGTGGGTTTCACTATATGAAAGTCAGTCAGGTGAGCGTGGTATATTTAATCGTAAAGCTGCAGTAGAAAAAGCACAAGAGAGTGATAGAAGAAAGTTTAGTGAGTTTGGATGTAATCCTTGTAGTGAGATTATACTAAGACCATATCAATTCTGTAACTTATCTGAAGTAGTTGCTCGTCAAGATGATTGTCTAACTGAGCTAGAAAATAAAGTACGCATAGCTACAATTATAGGTACATTTCAATCTACTCTTACAGATTTTAAATATCTTCGTAAGGTTTGGAAAAATAATACAGAGGAAGAAAGATTACTCGGTGTATCTTTAACTGGTATTCTTGATAACCAATTACTTAGCCGTAATGATGCATACTTAGAAGATACACTAATTGCTTTAAAACAAATAGCAATTGATACAAATTTAGAATATTCTGAGATGTTAAACATACCACAATCAACAGCAATAACTTGTGTTAAACCTAGTGGAACTGTATCACAGTTAGTTGATAGTGCTAGTGGTATCCACGCAAGACATAGTAAGTATTATATAAGAACAGTACGAGGTTCTAACAAAGACCCTATTACACAATTCTTAGCTAATGAAGGAATACCTAATGAACCTGATGTAACAAAACCTGATACGGTAACTGTGTTTAGTTTTCCTGTAAAGTCACCTAGTTCTTCTATTGTAAGAACAGATATGACTGCTATAGAACAGCTTAATCTTTGGTTAAAGTATCAGAGACATTGGTGTGAACATAAACCTTCTGTAACTATATCTGTTAAAGACCACGAGTGGATGAAGGTTGGTGCATGGGTTTATAGTAACTTTGATGAAGTATCAGGCATAAGTTTCTTACCTTACTCTGAACACACATATCAACAAGCACCTTATCAAGATTGCACAGAAGAAGAATACAATGCCTTGAAAGAAGATATGCCTAAACATATTGATTGGACTAGGCTGGGTGACTTTGAAAAAGAAGATACTACATCAAGTGGTAAAGAATTTGCGTGTACTTCCGATGCTTGTGAAGTTGTAGACGTAGGCAACGTATAACAATTATTGGGGATTTATATGACCTTAGAACCTTCTGTAAAAGACAGAAAGAAATTTGATATTGATTTAAAATATGGAAAAGTTAGAGAAAAAGAAGTAGCAGAAATGCTACAAGATAAAACGATAGAGGTAAAAAGTGAAAGAAACGTATGGCAAAAAACAGGCAATATCGCAATTGAGTTTGAATCTTATGGCAAGGCAAGTGGCATCAACAGTACGGAATCAGATTACTGGTGGCACAATCTCTGCATTGATGATGACACGTTCTGCACTATTGTCTTTAATACAAAAAGTCTTAAAAAGATAATTAATAACTTAGATTATAAAAAAATAGTTAATGGAGGAGACCACAATGCATCTCGTATGTATCTTTTAAATCTACAAAAATTATTTTCATCAGATGTAATTAAAGCATTTAAGGGAGATAATAGTGAAAAAGATTAGACGTATTTCAAAAAGATATAGAGGACTATCTAAATATGATGCCCCACTAAGAATACAATTTGAATGGGGGTATAATGCTTTTAGAAAAGACCCAAAGAGAAGTAGAGTGCCTAGTAGTTTGCATCCTAACACGATGCAATATAGAGAGTGGTTACGTGGATATAATGTAGCCTACTTTGAAAATCTTAAAAAGGTAAGAAACAATGAAAGATTGGGAAAAAAACGTAACTATGAGGGTAAAAACATGGCTTAAAATTAGAAAAAAACCTAAAACTCTTTCAGTCTTCGAGAGAGAAGCACTAGATTGGGTAAATAAAAATCAGGTGCAATCATACCAAGACGGTGGGTTGCACCCATCTGACGAGCTTTATATAAAGACAATTTTTAAAAAGGAGAGAAATAAATGAGAGAAATGTTAATTGGAGCTGCAAGAACATACTATATGGGAATGATTAACAAGCATATAGCAAATGTTGAAATACTACTTACAAATCCTGTAGGTATTGGGGAAGATTCCCACCAGGATATACAAGCAGTTATTGAAATCGAGATGGGTAAGATAGCTGACTATCACGATAAACTAGAAATGCTATCAAAGTTTTTTACAAAACCACAGAAGCAAGAGGAAGAAAAAACAACTGAGAAGAAAAAGTAAGTGTATTACTTAGAGTTGTTTTTTAAATGGCTAGTGCGTACATCTTATGCACTGGTCATTTTTATTATTGTCTATGCATTTTTTATGGGGTTGTTAAATGATATATGTAATTGTGCCAACGATTGGGCATTGAATAATTTTTTATAGGTCAAATTTATCTTGTATAAATAAAGCACCTATGTAATCTTTTGTATCAGCTAGTGATTGACCTAACTCTTTTTCATAATATAAAGCTATTAACTTACGTTTTTCAGAACTTAAATTAAAATACTTAGCACGGGCTACTCTTTCTTGCATATCATCTGTTACATATCTTTCAGGGTCTAGTATTTCATTCTTAGCTTTGCTTCTTAAAGTATTTAATTTCTTTTTCAATAGAGCTTTCTTTTCAACATCCGATTGAACACCATTATATATAGGGTCTGTTAATATATAGTTCTGTAAAGCACTTTCTACATATTGACCCATTCTACCTTTAGCTTCTCTATTTAAATCAGGGTCATTAAATATTTTACTAGGTGCAATCTGTGGGTATTTAAATCTTAATCTATCTAATTCTTTTTCAACCACAGTTCTTTCTTCTTGTTGTGTAAGACCTGTAAGCTGTCTCATAAATGGGTTCATTACTTTTATACCACCAGTTCTAGTAGGGCTTTCTTGCATAGGTCTGTCTAAACTAGGTGTAAAAGGAAATGAACGTGTAGATTGTTTAAATATATATGGAAAAAATTCTATATCTCTACCATCTGTAACCACCCTATACTCAGGGTCTAATGTTGCAACAACATCTTTTAGTACACCAGCACCTACAGTATAGGTATTGAAATAATTTCCTATATAGTTAGCTGCCCTTTCATTTAATTGTGCTTCAAACTTTCCATCTTCTAATGCATTAGTCATTTCATTAAAAAAACCATCAACAAGATTTAAACCTGTCGGTCTAAACTGACCACCACCAAGTGACTTAGTAAAGTTTCTTGCATCAAACTTAGCTTCCATTTTTGGATTTAACAATTGATATATATAGTCTGCCATAAAAGCATGAGTAGAGAAAGGACCTAGTGCAGCTTCTGCATTTACAAGTCCTTTACCATATGGGCTATAGTATTCAAAAGGTCCTGTTGTTTCATCACCATGATTACTTCTTAGTGCATACAATCCTGTTAAAGCAACTAGTCCACCTATTTGTTTTCCAAATCTATCAGCAGCGTCTGATTTATTTAATACACCACCTATATCAAACATACCTAAAACAGGAGTATGCTCATAAAAAAACCTAAACTGATTTACTAAGTATCGTGGAAAAGGCACGAATGTAGAACCTAGTTGTGTTTGAGATGCTTT